ATAGTACATTTTCGTGCGTCTGTTTCTTGGTGGTTCTGTCTCTCTTCTTGTAACCGTGTGTAAGGCTCATTTCATATTTCATAAGCATAGCGGCCGTCTGTACGGCTTCGCACGCAAGGTTAATTGCGTAATCTGCGATTTTAAGCGGTGTTATCTCTTCTTTCAGATAACAAGGCGTTTCTTTCCCTCTCACATCATCCCATAAGCACTTAAAGGATGCTTCTAACTCTTCAAGGGCTTCTTTGCTCTCTTCTAATTCCTCATAGGCAACCGCCACGCCCTCATGTTTTGATGTAAATAACGGGAATTGCTCATTTGCCCGGTTTAATTCTCTGTTGGCTGCTGCCGCGATTTCTTCTTTTAATTTCTGCATCATGTTGTGTTCCCTCGCTTTCTGTACTGCTGCACCCTAAACCATGTAAGGGGCTGCAAATTCATATACCGGCCTATCTGCTGCCGGGTTCATCTGCTCCGGTTTGGTATAAAGTTTTAATGTGATTGCCGGGTTTCCGTCTGTATCCGTTCCCCGTGGGTTGAAATTGTACTTAAATCCCAAATGGCTATTCATGGATGCACCTTTTAAGGTAAAGGCAAAATTACTTAATTCCCTTGCCCCAATCGTCACGCCCTGGGTGTTTAAATCTCTCCACCGCTTAAAGGTGCTTTTGATGTGTTCTAAAAAATCCGGCTCAATCTGATTGTTAATAGGCATCATTGTTTTTTCTTCCATGTGTTATTCCTCGCTTTCTTTGTCCTTGCGTGATTTCTCCAGGCACGCCGCCTTTGGATTTTCTCGTATCTCTTCAATAACCTTTGGATTTTTGGCATATCCAAAACGGTAATTTCCAATTTTCCAATTTCTGCCATGGCTTATTCCTCACTTTTCAATATGATTTCCCGGTATATAGTCAACTGCAAATCCGAAAAACTGTAATTTGGTGTTTCTTCCGGGTGTAACGGCTGCATCAATCCTAATTCCTTATATCTTTTATGGGTTATGTCCACTGTTCCTTTTATCCGTGTGACCTCTTCCGCCATAAGTGCTTCATATTCTGCCATGTGTACCAAATTACCCAAATATCCGGCAAATAGTTCATTGTTTCCTTTTGTAATTCGTACACGGTCCAGGCCAGACATAACGGCCACAATATCCGCTAATGTCATACGCTGCACCTACCTTGTGGCTTCTACAATGGCGTTGTATAAATCCGTTGTTCTTTCCCCGGCTTCCAACCGCTCTTTTAATGGGGTAAGTAATGGATAAATGATTTTCCCCATATATCCGCCCGGTGCATATTTTGAAAGCATATCATTGACGGCGTTTTGTGCCGCTTCCCAATCTCTCAATATCTCCGGTGTTTCCCCAATCGTTATTCCGTCCAATTCTTCTTTAATGTGCTTTGCAAACATCTTTTCTGTTTCATCCGTTACGCACGCACTCGCTACAATTCCGCTATCAAGAAGAAACTGCAACATCCCGTTGGCTAATGAGTTCGGTGTTATGGTTTCCTCTGCCGGAATTGCCGTTTTAGTTGTTTCTTCCCGTTCTGCTGCCACCTTGGCTTCTGCTTCCGCTGCTGCCAAAATGCTTTCCGCCGTTGGCTTCTCTTCCGGTTCATTCATTCCGGTAAAATTCTTGTTTTCTGCTTCCATGTTTTGTTCCTCGCTTTCTTCTGCTGCATAAATGCTTTTTGCTATCTCTTCCGCTATTGCGGTAAAAACCGTTGTAGTTACTGCGTTACCAAATTGTTTATATGCCTGGCTATCTGAAACAACTTGTTTCCAATCGTCCATAGGGAACGCTTGTAAAATTCCGTATTCTTTAGGTGTCAACTTTCGCACCCTCAACCGCTTTGTATCAAATATTTTCACTTCCCTTTGCCCCCCCCGGATGTTGTAAGGGTTGGTGCTATTCCGTCCGTTGAATACACCCGGCGGCATTGGTCTTGACCTTTTATGTCAAGCATCCCCACCATTTGGCAACCCTGGTTGTTGGCTCTTTCCATTGTCTTGTTCCTTTCGCTCTTCTATAACTGCTATCATGTCTTTCTTTCCGGCGTACCCTTTATAATCCCTTGCGGTAAGGCACGGGGAAACATCCGCAATTTTTAAAACATTTCTTCCGCACTTATTGACCGTTACCGTTATGGGAAACTCTGTTGCTCTCTGCCCCCCCCTGGATTGACAATAACGTGTTGGTAGTTATGTTTCTTTGTGATGCTTCCGCCCCCCCAACTCGTAATGTTTTTCCGCAACCGTTAGGGTCTAAAAGCCCGGTTTCCTCTGCAATGTCCGTAACAACGCTTTCTTCCGTCTGTTCATCTTCCAGGATGATAACGCCGTGTAAATCCTGGGCGGTAAGTGTAAACATTGGCTCGTCCTCTGCCTTTGCCCTCGGTCCGTTCTGCCGCTTGTTGATACGGTCCGGCGTAATGCACGCATGGCACTTTCCTAAACCCTCTAGTTTCTCTAACGCCTGGGCTATAATGGTTTGTGCCTTTTCATCCGGCAAGTAATATTTTTCCGGTACATCTTTTTCCAGGTAATCCGATAACTTCGGTACAAATTCGTGTTGCTCTTTCGGAAATGTAAATGTTAGGTTCTTTTTATTTCTGGTCCCTACTACTGCGTAACGGTCCCGGTTCTGTGGCACATTCCAATATTTGGAATTAAACATTTCAATATGTGCCGTGTACCCGTGGCGTTCATATTCCAGGCGTAACACGGGCAAATACGGGCGTAATCCTCGCACGTTCTCCGCAATGATAACGGCCGGCATGGCGTGTTCTCTCTCTCTCTCTGTTTCTTCAAGCAATCGCATCATTTCAAAGAAGCATCCGCTACGGCTCGCCGCCTTAAAATTGTTACTGCTGCACTTAGGACAAATGGTGTTGCCCGTGTACTCTTCCGGGTTTATCTCTATTTCCTCGCCGCAATCCTCACATTTTAAAATCATGCCCCGTTGCTTTCCGGCAACGCTCAAATCCTGGCATGGGAAACCAAACGCCCACACATCCGCTTGTGGGATGTCTGCTTGGTGTAATTCCTTAATGTCTGCTTTCTGTACATGGTCCCCTACGTTTGCCCGGTAGCTCTCCACGGCGTATTTATCAAAGTCCCATGCCCCGGCTATTTCATACCCGGCATTTTTAAATGCAATACCCATTCCGCCGCATCCACAAAAAAAGTCATTAACCTTTAATTTTCTTTTCATCTGCTGCCGCCCGTCCTTTCGTTCATTGCTCTGTATAAGTCCTTTTTATTTGTGTAGACTTCGTTGGTCTGAACTCCGGCGGCATTTAACTTTGCTTTCACTTCTAAAAGTTCTTTTCTAAAAAATCTTTCTCTATCTCCCCTTGGTCGCTCTGTGAAATCAACTATTTTCCCCGGTGTTATAAGCAATCTTAATATTTTGGCGGTCGTTTCCCCGTACTGTCTAAAAACGCCATATTCTATATATGTTTTTTGCCATATAAACAATTTGAACCCCAACGCCTTTTCCACATCTTCAATCTTTTTATCAAGTTCCGGCGTTGTGTAGTGCGGTCTGTAAAACCATTTTGATATATCCATGTTGAGTTCCTTTCTATATTGCTGCCGCCTGGCATTTATAAACTTCTCTGTGCTACTTCTGCCCGGTATGGTGTTCCCCCACGCTTCAATTCGTTATAAATCGTTGCTCTGTGAAACCCAACCGCCTTTGCAATATCTGTAACCTTTGCCCCGGTTCGCTCCATTGCTTCAATCTTCTGTCGGCGTATGTAATACGCTTATCTCCTTTTTTCACGTTTCCGCCCACCTTTCCTTAAAAATCGGCAAAATAAAAAGTGCTACAAGAGTTTTTTAATTCTCTTGTAGCACTCATATTTTCTATAATAAAAAATCAAGTGCGATAGAGTTATTAACCCTTGTCGCACTTGATTTTACAACTTAGCTTTTATTTTTTCATTTATTTTTCCGGCAATCCATTCAATGTTTTTAATCTTTCCAGATTGTAAATTGACAGTTTTCTAAATTCTACTGTCCTGTAGCTTCAAGCATAATTTCTTT